TTCTACAATGGCAGGAGGTGCTGATAGAGCAGAGGAAACAGAAATGAACTTAGATACAATTTTAGAAGCTCGTCGTGGTCGTCCTCGTAAAGATGGAACATCAAAGCCAGAGGGTGATGAAGAAGGTGGCCGTGAACATATCATTGTTCAACTTCGTAAGGCAGAAAACCTAAGAGGTGATCGTCATACAGAGTTTAATAGTGGTGAAAAGCACAAGCTTCCTCTTGAGCATGTAAAGAAGGCTCTAAACATGCATTCAACAATGAAGCCTCTTGATAAAGAAAAGTTTGAAAGACGTCTTGGTACATCTCATCAGTCGTTCATGTCTGCAATTAAAGGTGAAAAAGAAGAAGCACCAAAGCCAAAAATTACACTTGGTTCTATGGCAAAGAAGCCAATGAAAGAAGATATTACATTGTCTGACAAGGGTCCAAAGAAACCAGAAACTATTATGACTGCAAATGGACCAAAAGTTGTTGATCGTTCTACTCCTAAGAAGAAGATTGCTGTTGAATCTGTAGAAAATGATCAATTAAACGAAGAAATTTTAATGGCAGAACAAGAAATACTAAATAATTTGTACAGCAGATTATCGGAAAGTAACAGAGCAATTTTTACTGAAATGCTAGATCAAGAAGATGGTTATTTCAAGTTATTGCAATTTGCAGTTGAACAGGGAATCTAAATGAAACTGATAACAGAAGTAACAGAAGAAGTAAAGTACATTGCCGAGGAAGGTACTGAAGGCAAAAAGAATCTCTATATCGAGGGAATCTTTTTGCAGGGTGGTATCACAAATCGCAATGGAAGAATGTATGATCCAAATATTCTTGAAAAGGAAGTAGTACGCTACACAATGGAGAATATTGATAAGAATCGTGCATATGGTGAACTTGGCCATCCTTCTGGTCCTTCTATCAATCTAGAACGTGTTTGTATGATGATTAAGTCTCTAAAAAGAGAAGGTAACAACTTCATTGGAAGAGCAAAAATTATGGATACACCATATGGTAACATCGTAAAGAACCTAATGTCAGAAGGTGCAACACTTGGTGTTTCATCTCGTGGAATGGGTTCTCTAAAAGAAGTTAATGGTGTCAATGTTGTTCAAGATGATTTCTTTTTAGCTACAGCAGCAGATATTGTTGCAGATCCTTCCGCTCCTGATGCCTATGTAAATGGTGTGATGGAAGGCGTTGAGTGGGTTTGGAACAATGGTGTACTAAAAGCACAAACAGTAGAGCAACATAAAAAGATTATTAAAGAAGCTCCAAAGGCAGATCTAGCAGAAGCCAAATTGAGAGTTTTCAAGCATTTTCTTTCAAAATTATAATTACATAAATAATTTATATTAACTTAGGAGAATCTAATGTCTGACGAAAAGAATCAAACAGATCAAATTTTAGACCTTGTTAATGAAGATGGTACAGCGTCTTCTAACATGGCTTCTATTGCTGCAAAGCCAACTGGTCTTTCACGCACAGAACTAATGGCTAAGATGGTTGACTATGCTGCAAAGGCAAGCAAGGAAGATCTTGCTGCATTTATTGCAAGCGTAGGAACAGCTGAATATATGCCAGGTCAAACAACACCTGCAGAAAGATTTGATGCAAACAAGGCTGCTCAAGATGCAGTTGGTGATATGTCACAAAAGAATATGGCTACTATTAAGTCAGCTGGTAAAATGAATGAGCCAATGCACAAATTAGAAGGTGAAGTTGCTCTTCACCCAACAATGCTTGCTAAGGAAGATCTTGCTCTTCTATTTGGTGATTCAGAAGAACTTTCAGAAGACTTCAGAATTAAGGCTGAAACACTATTTGAAGCAGCTGTTTCAACAAGAGTAAATCTTGAAGTTGCAAGAATTGAAGAGCATTATGCATCTCTTCAAGAAGAAATTGAACAACAATTTGAACAGACTCTAGAAGAATCTGTTGAAGAAATTAAGAATGAAATGGTTGAGAATGTTGATAACTATCTTAACTATGCAGTAGCAGAATGGATCAACGAAAACAAGCTTGCTATTACTAACAACATTCGTACTAACATGGCTGAATCATTTATGGCAGGCCTAAAGAATGTTTTCGAAGAACACTACGTAAATATTCCTGATGATCAGGTTGACGTTGTTGAGACAATGGCAGAAGAGATTGAATCTCTAAGAAATCGTCTAAACGAAGAAACTGAAAAAAACATTGAACTTAGTAAGACTGTAAACGAAAAAGAAGTTCGTGATATTACTGTTTCAATGTCAGAAGGAATGACTGACGTGCAGAAGGATAAGTTTGTAAAGCTAACTGAAGCAATCAATTATTCTGATGCAGAAGAGTTTCGTAAGAAGGTTACAATCATCAAGGAAACATATTTTCCAAAGAATGGTGAAGCTGTAAAGGTTGTAAAAGACCAGCTTTTGAGCGAAACAATTGAAGAGCCTGCAAAAGTAGTTGGTTCAACTGATCCAGATATTCAAGCACTAGCTTCTTATATTTCAAAAACTGTTAAAAAGTAATATTTAATAAATAAAAAATATAATAACTACTCTAAAGGAGAAACACAAATGATCGGTTTTAATGAAGAATTAATTGCAAAGTGGAAGCCAATTCTTGAGCACGAAGATCTTGGCAGAATCACTGATGCACACAAGCGTAATGTCACTGCTGTTCTTCTTGAGAACACAGAAAAAATGATGAGAGAGCAAGCTGCACAAGGCGGATCTCAGAATCTTTTTGAAACAGGTATCAACGCAGTTGGTACAGGTGGATACGGTGGCGCAGGCGGTACAGGCGTTGCAGGTTATGATCCAATCTTGATTTCATTGATTCGTCGTTCAATGCCAAATCTTATTGCATATGACATCTGCGGCGTTCAGCCAATGACAGGTCCAACAGGCTTGATCTTCGCAATGCGTTCACAGTATGCGAACTCAACTGCAAAGGGTGCGGAAACATTCTACAACGAAGTTAACACAGCATTCTCTTCAATCGCTAACCAGGTAACTCCAGGTGGTGACTCTGTAACAGGTGCTGGTCAAAACCAAGTTGGTACAACATTCCCATCAAATCCTGCACAGTCAAATACAACATATTACAACTATGCAACTGGTGCTTCAACAACTGCTGCAGAAGCATATGGTTCAACATATACATTCCCAGAAATGGCATTCTCAATCGATAAGGTTGCCGTTACTGCAGTATCACGTGCTCTAAAGGCAGAATACACTATCGAACTTGCACAAGACTTGAAGGCAGTTCATGGTCTTGATGCTGAAACAGAATTGGCTAACATCCTTCAGTCAGAAATTCTTGCTGAAATCAACCGTGAAGTTATCCGTACAATCAACGTTTCAGCTGTTCGTGGTGCTCAGACAGGTACAACAACTGCTGGTGTATTCGATCTTGACACAGACTCAAACGGTCGTTGGTCAGTTGAAAAGTTCAAGGGAATGATGTTCCACATTGAACAAGAAGCTAACCAGATCGCAAAAGACACACGTCGTGGTAAGGGTAACATCGTAATCTGTTCATCAGACGTTGCTTCTGCTCTACAGATGGCCGGTGTTCTTGACTACACTCCAGCTCTTGCATCAAACAACCTACAGGTTGATGATACAGGTAATACATTCGCTGGTGTTCTAAATGGTCGCTTCCGTGTTTATGTTGACCCATATACATCAACAAACTACATGACAGTTGGCTATAAGGGTGCTAATGCATTCGATGCTGGTCTATTCTACTGCCCATACGTTCCTCTACAGATGGTACGTGCAGTTGGTCAGTCAGACTTCCAACCAAAGATTGGATTTAAGACACGTTACGGCATGGTTGCAAATCCATTCGCACAGTCAACACAGTCTGGTGGCCCACAGTTGTATCCAGCAACTTCAAGCTACACAAACTACAACATCCAGTACAACACAAACGCTTATTACCGCGCTGTTATTATCAACAACATCATGTAATAAGAAGCTGGGTCAACCAGCTCGTACTAAAAAAGGGGCTCGAAAGAGCCCCTTTTCTCTTATTCATTTCCCTTGCTTTTGAAGTTAGCAGGGTTACTAGAATACTCGTGTATACGCTTGGTTTGATTTTCAGGTGTAGGAGATTTTTCATAAAGCCAATTAAAAAAATTCTCAGCAATAGACATGACATCTGTACTGTCAAAACCCACGGAAGTAAGATCATTAATATGTTTACACCACTCAACAGACTTGTCAAGAGCCCATTGGCGATTCCAAATACGATCTGCTTTCTCACGACGAGCAATACTTTCAGGTGTTTCTTTTGGAACTTCAAATTCTTCATTCATTCTGTAACAATCCTTTTCCATTGATTATCTGTTTTGGTTTTTAGCCACAATTTACCATCTTGACCAACAGCCATACTGACTGACTTATCTGGATCAATCTGTGTCATTGTAATATAACCAAGCCCATTATTAGGTTTACCAACAGGTACTTCTTTACTAGAAGTCAAAGTGAGTGGCGTACTTCCTTTGCCTGGTTCTTGCTTTGATCTATCTTCTTTTACATCTTCCTTAGCAAAAGCAGCTACCGCCATTAAAGGTGATAGTGCTAATGCTCCAAACAAACTACGTCTATTCACTACTTTACCTCCATTTTAGGTGCGAGATTAGAAAGAGTTTCTAACATCTGAGGTGTGACTACGAT